ATGGATATGTAAAAAATGAAGAAAGTTTTTTACAAGAACAAACTAAAATACGTTATTTGTTATCTAATAACAAATGTGTTATAACAAAAAAGTGTTTAAGTAATCGCTTTTCTAATTTAATCTCAGTGTCAGTTGACGAAGTTCTCGACACTATTTTTTATCTTTTAGAAAATGATCGATGGAAAAATTTTACTAAACTTTATTTAAAATGAAAAATAAAACTGCAAAAATTGTAATGATGTCTATGTTTCGAAATGAAGCAAAGACTATTGGACGGATGTTACAGTCTTGTTATAAGTATATAGATTTCTGGGTATTACAAGACAATGGATCAACTGATGGCACTCCTGAAGTTGTCAATGAATTTTTTAAAGACAAAAATATTCCAGGTTTTATCTACAAAGTAGAAGAAGGTTGGGTCGGTTTCGGATGGAATAGAGATCATCTTGTGCAAGTTGTTCGACAGACCAGCCACGGATGCGACTGGATTTTAAAAATGGACTGTGATGAAATATTAGAAGTCGATGACGATTTTGATTGGACTTTGTTAAATCAGTTTGATGTTCAAGCTTTTCATATACCTGCAATTTCAGACGGAATTCTTTATCAAAGAGCATGGATGTATAATGCAAAATTGCCTTGGAGATTTAACCATGACGATGCTCATGAAACAAGTTATGTTGACATCGAAGGTATAGGTGAAGGATTTCAACGCTATGATTTGCCTCAAAGTTTTAGACAAATAGGATTTTCAGACGGTCAAAGTTATGGTATAAGAACAAAGTATTTCACTGATGCGTTAAAGCTAGAAGAAAGATTAGTTCGAGAAGAAACTATGTTAACTGATACGTATCATTTTTGGTATGTAGGAAAAAGTTATTATGATTGTTACAGAGGAGACTTTTATCCTTTAGGTCGTAAGCATTCTGAAGAATTTGCTAGACGAAGCATTTGGTATTTTGACGAATGGGTAAATGCAACACATAATTACGAAAAAACCGGTAAACCTGATAGAATTGACGAAATGGCATATTATGCCAAAATGTTAAATGGTCTTACTTGTCGTTTTTTAAATGATACTGAAAGAGCTATTGAATATTTGTATGAAGCAGGGACATTTGCACCTCGTCGTAACGAACATTTATTAAGACTAGCAGAAATTTTTTATCATGAAAAGAAATTTGATAAATTATTTGAAATTACTTCGACACTAATTAACATCGACAGGACTAATCCTTTCCCCGAATACCATTTAATGATAGAACCGGGTGCTTATTATAATACAGGTGCAGAGCCTCACATATATCATCAGTTAGCTTTAGACAACATTGGAGCTCCTAAAGTTCAACAACCTATTAATACTGTTGTTACTACTAATAGTAATGATACAAATTTATTTTTTAAAGTGAATACAAATATGAAAAAACGTCTTTTTATTGTTGATAATTTTTATGATGACCCGGATGCAATTAGACAATTTGCTCTAAATTTAGAATTTGAGGCAGATATTCGTTGGTATAAGGGACTAAGGTCTACTTCAAAGTTCAAGCCTGCAGGTCTAAAAGAAGCATTCGAATCAATCATCGGTGAAAAAATTACTGTTTGGGATGAGCACCATTTTAACGGATGTTTTCAGATAACAACAGCTGATGATCCACAAGTATATCACCACGATGTTCAAAAGTGGGCAGCAATGATTTATCTTTCTCCTAATGCTCCAATAGAGAGCGGAACACGATTACACAGATCAAAAATTTCCGGAGCAAGACATGCTCATGATGAAGGTATTGATCAAGCATTTTCCGGTGGATTTATTGATAGCACAAAGTTCGATACAGTTGACAATGCCGGCAATATCTATAATAGATTAGTTATTATGGATGCATTATTGATACACTCAGCTGGTCCTTATTTTGGTACTGATACCGGAACAGGCCGGTTAATACATTTATTCTTTTTTGATTAAAGGTTTAGTGTTGAGCAAAATTGCTATTTTTTATATGATTGGTCAATTCAACGACCAATGGGAAGATGAATGGTATAAAGATCAATTAAATCTTCTAACTAGTTCAGGATTGCATGACGAAATACAGTTTATAGATATATTTGTAAAAGGAAAATCTCCTTTAAATTTTACATTGGATAAAACAAATAATATAACTTTTTTAGGCGACCTTGAAGAAGAAACTCCCATTAATAAAAAATTATATAGAGCATACATTTATATTCAACAAAGAATATGGAATTTTAGCCAAGCAAATCCTGACTATAAAATATTATTCTTTCATTCGTTAGGAATATCGCACTCTAATTCAATTATAAAACATAGAAAATTTACTTGGAGAAAATATTTTGAAACTTTGTTGATTTCAAATTGGAAAGAATGTATAAATTTACTAGACTATTATGATTGTGTGGGCACAGAATATGTTCCTAATGGAGTATATACTAACGGTGAAAATTTAACTTATTCACCTCACTATCAAGGATTTTTTTGGTGGGCAAATAGCAATTATATTAAAAAATTGAACCCTAATTACATGTATCAAAATATTCCTTGGCAACCTTTTTTGTGTGAATTGTGGATAGGTACTGGAAATCCTAAAGCATACAGTTTTTTTAATAGTGCATTAAATCATTACGAATCAGAAATTAATCCTCCGATAGACGAAATCATGACTATTTGTCATGCACATTTAAATCAATTAAGAAATAATACAACATTGTAAAAGAGACAAAATGAACTACAAATTTAGCATTATAACTCCAGAGCATAATATTAAAAATATGCCTTTTTTGTTAGAATTATACGAAAGTATAAAAGAACAAACTTATGAAAATTGGGAATGGATACTTTTCTTAAATGGAAAAATGACCAAAGCCCAGTTACCTAAAGAAATTGTTAAAAATAAAAAAGTAGTAGTAATTGAAGATACTACCAATAATAACAATATAGGTTATTTAAAAAATAAAGCATTTTTTGCAGGAACGGGTGACATATTAGTTGAAGCAGATCATGATGACATATTAGTTAACACCTGTTTAGAAAAATTAAACGAAGCATTTCAATCTGATGAAATTGGTTTTGTATATAGTGATACTGCAACTTTGCATATGACTGAAGAATTCAGGCCATTTAATTCATTATATGGATGGTCGCATAAAACATTTAAATGGAAAGATAAAGAGTTAATTTCTATGAATTCTTTCCCTCCTTCTAGTCATTCAGTAGGATATATTTGGTATGCACCCGATCATGTTAGATCTTGGAGGAAATCAATTTATCAAGAAATTGGAGGCCATAATGTCGAACTTTCAATATGTGATGATCATGAACTTATGATAAGAACATACCTCCATACAAAAATGCATTATATTCCTGAAGTTCTATATATCTATAGAATAACAGGAGAGAATACATGGCTTGAAAGAAATCAGGCAATTCAATTAAAAACCGTAGAGTTGTTTAACCAATATGCATTGAAATTAGCAGAAAAGGATGCAGGTGATAGAGGATTATTAAAAGTAGATTTAGGTGGAGGTATTAATCCTTTGCCTGATTATCTTGTTATTGATCAAGCTAATGCACATATAAATTACGATCTTAATAATGGTATTCCTTTACCTGATAATAGTGTTGGGGTATTAAATGCCAGCCATGTTATCGAACATTTAAAAGATCCTATAAAAACTATGAGAGAAATACATCGTGTATTAGCACACGGAGGATGGGCTTTTATTGAAGTCCCAAGCACCGACGGCCGTGGAGCTTTCCAAGATCCTACTCATGTCAGTTATTGGAATGAAAATAGTTTTCTATATTATACAGATGCATATCTAGCACAATTTATTAGAAATAAAGAAATTAGATTCCAAGAATTTAGAAGAGAAACTTGGTTTCCGAATGAATGGTTAAGAAATCTTAATGTTTGTGTTACAACTGCTTGGCTTGTAGCAGTTAAAGATGGTCCTAGACTACCGCATATATTAAAAATTTAATTAAAAAGTTCGCAAATAGTTTGAATTTTAATTCTGTTATTGTTTGATGTTAGTGTTTGTTTAAGACTTTGATGCAAAGGTTTTGGCCAATGATTAAGGTTACACCAAGCATAACCAGAATGTTCTTGATTTAACACAGGTATAAATTCTTTATCGACTATAAGAACATATGTGTTATATTGAAAATTGTTATCTTTAGATATAAAAAATTCAAGAGGGATAATTTTTTTAATTTTAGGAGTTGCTCCTATTTCTTCAATTATCTCTCTATTTAAAGCGTCGATTAAAGTTAGATCTTGGGGTTCTTTTTTTCCACCTACAATGCTCCAAGATCCTAGTGTTTTATTTGAAGTTCTTTGAAGAAACAAAAATCTTTTAGTTTCTCTAGATAAAAATAATCCCCCACTGCAAATTATAGAATTAGTCTCCATAATTGTTTATCATACACTCCTTCAAAACTTTTACTCCAGGAACTTTCAGACCATTTGTATTGTATTCCTGTATATGAATTAGTTATATAAGTGGTTGTAGAAGTTTGGGTAGAATTGAACACTATTGTCCAATTAGTGCCGTTCCATTCTATAATATCATTTCCGTATGCTTGAAAATCTGTATTGTCTGAATTCTTCCATGCATCAGGACCATCATAATCAACAGTTCCAAATTGTTCATTTATATTGATGTTTTCTAAAATTAAATATCTAGTTCCTGCTGTTTTATTAATAGGATTAAATGTCTCTGGGTTAACAATAGCATCAACAGTTCCTCTACCACTAATTATAGTATTAGAAGGAACGGTATCAGCGTCAAAATTTAACATCATACGAGTTTCGTCATATGGGTCTAAACTTATATAAGCAACAATTTCGGTGTTATCGGGTTTTAACAATCGTAACTGACTTAGTCCTGCTCTAAATTTTCCAGGATACATATCTAAAAGTTTATACCAAGAACCTTTATTTTGCGGCAATGTAATATCAATATCTTCTTTAACACCGGTCTTTTTAATTAGAGTTGCAACATTATCTAATACCAATAAGTCAAAATTTCCTGGTGTAACTACAACTTTAGTACCAGACTCGTCAAAAAATTCAACTATATTTGGATCAATAAATTCTGAACCAATAGTTCCCGGTGCAATAGCATGAACGTTAGCAATTATTTTTGTTATAATCCCTAATTTTTTAATTTTTGCTGGAGGAGTGATCCAAATTGGTGAAGTAAAAGTTAATGAAGTTATATCTATATCTTGTTCTAACCCCTGAGGAATAGCTCTACTACTAAATGTTTGTGCAGTTAATTCTAATAAACTTAAACTAGTCCAATCTATATAATTGTCTGTTGTTTGTATTTCTAAACTAGGGTTAAATAAAACCGTAATTTGTTCCCATACTTGTAATTTTTGATCTAAGTTAGATGTCCAAACATCGGCGCTAAATGTTGCCAAATAGGGCGTAGGCATTAATCTTTCAACTGTATAATTTGCCCCTTGAGTGTTTAGATATTCATTTCCTGCGCTATCAAATTCTCTTTCTCTAATTTGTAATTTACTTATAAATGTAGGGTCCTGCATTCTAGGACGATCAAATTGCAAATCTTTTATATAACATGCAATAAAAGGAGCACTTGGTACAGTATTTTCAGAATTTTTCTTTAAAATTTGAGCAACTTGGCGATTCATATCACCATATCGAACAGGCACTTGGACTAGTTGCCCTTTTGCATCTTTATAACTAAAGTTACTCATCACACGCATAAATTGCGTAAGATATCTTCTTACTTGTGCATCATAAAAATAATCTATTTTATTTCAACAGGGTTAAACTGTTGCCTCCATTAAACATCTGCTCGCGGTTTTAATGCTTTACTCAATGCTTGACGTTCTACAACAACTTCTCCAGCAATAGTTGCTGTATTGTTATTATTAATAAAGCTAGTTTTTTGTGTTTTTCTTACAGCATTACCTGCATGAACCCCTGATGTTACTTCATTATTTCCAAAATTATTTAAAGTCATTCTTACATTATCTTCATACCTTAACCAATGTTTCCCGTCATATCTAAATAATCTATTCGGTAAGTAATCTGTTCTTAGATAAAACTGTCCTGTAACAGGAGTAGTTGGAAAATTTATACCAAAGCCATACGGAGCTCCGTTGGGAGGAGTTCCATCTCCAGTTAAGTATCCAACATATAAATCTTTTGATGGACTTTGTAATATTATACTGGCGTCTAAACTATGATTATCAGTGCTAGCATCGTTATCGATATCGGAAGCATCAGCAGTGTCTACTAGACCGTCTTGATTTAATGGTAAAACAAACAAATGTTTTGTTTCGTATCCGCTAATAGGAGCATCTAAATTAGCTTGTTCTAATATTTGATTGTTTATATCAATACTTTGTTTATATGTTGATAACATATCTCTTAATGTGCTACCGTCACCTGCACCGGAATCACTATCAAAAATTTCTTTAAATTCTTGACTATCGACTAACGGAACACATTTTGCTCTAAGCAAATGTGGATACCAAGTTGGGCTAAACCCAGTTGCTGGCCTTGTAACATCTTGTATTACATAAAATCTACGTAACGCAACTGTGCTATCATCGAGGGCATATTCGTCTTTTAAATGCGGTAGTTCTAAAACGTCACCGGACATGAGTTTACGACCTAACGCATCGACGCTACCTCGAAGATGAAACATTATCATTATTGTATCATTTTGAAGAAATATTCCAAACTGACTTAAATTAAAATCTAAATCTTGCATTTGATATATTCCTCGAATAACATAAACGTCCGGGTCATAGTGTCTATCTCTATTTTCCATAAATATTAGATCTTGAATACCTAATTCTGGAATAGGGTTAGTATTATTAGGAGTTGAAGGAGTGCTGTCACCGTCAGAAGGATTTACTGGTCCGAGATACTTATGTATATAAACATCAGTACCGCCGACTTGAAATTGTTCGTTAATTACACGATCTAAAAAACGAAAATCGTTTCCTTTCTCCGGTCTGTATAAGCTTAATCTTGGAATTTTTATTCTCCTTTATTGTATATTTATTGGATAAATATCATTATGAACGAAACAGAATTAGAACGTCAAAAAGTAATTGATTATTGTCAACTTATGTTAGGCTCCGGCATGGTTGATGTTGAGCTAGACCCTAGTCATTATAATACTGCAATTGACCGTGCTTTGAGTAAATTTAGACAACGTAGCAGTAATGCAATAGAAGAAAGTTATGCTTTTTTAACACTTCAAGTTGATGTAAATGAATACATACTTCCAAAAGAAGTTATGCAAGTTCGTCAACTTTTCCGTCGTTCCATAGGAAGTCGCACAGGAGGCGGCGATGGCGGTACGCTCTTTGAACCATTTAACTTAGCTTATTCTAATACTTATTTACTTACAAGCACTCACATGGGCGGCCTTGCAACTTATTATGCTTTTGCAAGTTATCAAAAAATGGTCGGTAAAATGTTCGGCTCCGATATCAATTTTACATTTAATAGAACAACTAAACTTTTAACATTGATGCAAAGACCCCGCGCTGAAGAAGAATTATTAGTTTGGCAATACAATTATAGACCTGATTTCAATTTGATTCAAGATCCTTATGCAGGGCAATGGTTAAAAGACTATAGTTTAGCAACATGTAAAATTATGTTAGGTGAAGCAAGAGAAAAATTTTCACAAATTGCAAGCCCACAGGGCGGAACTAGCTTAAACGGACAAGCACTAAAGGCCGAAGGTAAAGCCGAAATAGAAGTGTTAGAGCAAGATTTAATTAATTATAAGGCCGGCGACACACCTTTAACTTTTGTGATCGGTTAACATTGATTAATAAAATATTGACATCGCTTTGTTTAAAGTATAAATTATAGTATCTAATTAGGGAATACTATGATTGTAGGGTTTTGCGGATTTATTGGGTCGGGTAAAGATACAGCAGCAGATTTTTTAATTAACTATTACGGATTTCGTCGTGATAGTTTTGCAAATTCTTTAAAAGATGCTGTAGCAAATGTATTTGGATGGGATAGAATCCTACTTGAAGGTCGCACCAAAGAAGCTCGCGAATGGAGAGAGCAAAAAGATGAATGGTGGTCAAATCGATTAGGTAAAGAAATTACGCCTCGCTGGATTTTACAATATTGGGGAACAGAAGTTTGCCGTGTAGGATTTCATGATGATATTTGGATTGCTAGTTTAGAAAATAGATTGCGTAAATCAAAAGATGATATTGTAATTAGTGATGTAAGATTCCCTAATGAGATTGCTGCAATTAAACGTGCTGGTGGAAAAGTAGTTAGGATTGTTAGAGGTGAAGATCCCGAATGGTATAACGATGCTAAATTAGCAAATGCGGGAGAACAAGTAGTAGGATCTGCGATTGCCCGTGCTCGTATGAGAAATAGAAAAATTCATAGTTCAGAATGGGCATGGATTGGCAATGGAATAGATATCGAAATAGATAATAATGGTACAATTGATTATCTATTTGAACAAATTAAAAGTCAGGTATTAAATCTCCTTGGCGCCACGGAAGCTTAAGTTTATGTAAAATTCTTTGGCAATTAGCACATACTGTTTTTAAATTAGAAAAATTACAATTAGAAGGATTTCCGTCTACATAAAATACATTAAATTGTTCGGAAAATTTTGAAGTATATCCGCATCGATCACACGCTGTTTTTTTCTTGTATCCCGTTTTAACCCATAACGGTTTACCTAATTTTCTCCCTTTAGCACAATGGTCGCATTTTGATCTATAAAATGGTTGACCATTTTTATAGTAATTAATAGCAACAGGCCTTTCTCGACAAGTTTTACAAAGATTTCTCATTCACGCCCTTTTCTGTCCCTTTTATGCTAGTATTTAACCTGGCAGTTTTTTAGGGTTACGACTAAATAATTGAAAGTAATCCATTTGAGGAGATAGATAATGGCACTAGTTTCACCAGGAATCGAAGTAACAGTAATTGATGAGAGTTTTTATACTCCGGCTGCTCCGGGAACAATTCCCTTGATATTCGTAGCATCTGCACAAGATAAAAAGAATGCGTCAGGTACTGCAACTGCACAAGGAACAACCGCAGCCAAAGCTGGAACAGTTTATGCAATAACTAGCCAACGAGATTTAGTAGACACTTTCGGAACACCTTATTTTTATACCGATGCTTCTGGAAATTCAGTACATGGTAGCGAAGTAAATGAATACGGTTTACAAGCTGCATATAGCTTATTAGGAGTAAGCAGCAGAGCATATGTTGTAAGAGCCGACATTGATCTAGAACAATTATCACCGTCGAGTGATGCACCAACTGGCGATCCTAAAGCAGGAACATATTGGTTAGATACTGATTCTAGCTTGTTTGGAATTAATGAGTGGACGAGCTCAACGCAAACATTTAGCGTAAAAACTCCATTATATATTAATGATCAGAATTATTCAACAGTTAGCACAGGCGGAACTCCGAATGATAATTTCGGTGAACCAGGCGACTATGCCGTATATGCTACTGCTAGCGGGTTAGTAACACTTTGGTATAAAACAACTGCTATCTCTAATTCATGGGTAGCTGTTACAAATACATTTAACGGATCAAAGAAAGTTCAAATTAGTCCGCATACAGAATATCCAACTTGGGTAGGAACTACTACAGTAACTGGCAGTGTTTGGGTTAAAACAACATCGCCAGGAAGAGGAGCAAATTGGTCTGTAAAATACTATAATGGTGCTACTCAAACTTGGGCTACGGTTCCTGCACCGTTATATAGTAACCCTTTAAAATCTTTTGAAGGTCTAGATTTAGCAGGCGGAGGCAAAAACATCGCCGTAGGAACTTTATATGTCGAAGTAAGTCCTACACAACCTAATTCTGATACAACAGCAGAATTTAGACTAATGAGACGTAATGCAGTAGGTAATACAGTAGTTGTTTCGGCAGCAAATACTGCAACAAATGTATCTACTGCAACATTCCAAATTAGAGAGTCTGTTAAAGTAGGATCTACATGGACATGGTCGGCACCAGTTACTGCAACCGTTGTACCTAGCACAAATACTAGTGTGTTAAGTAGATTGCCTGCTGCTATATCCGGATTAACAAATGTTTCAGTTAATTATGATAACTCAACTAAGAAAATAACATTTACACATTTAAAAGGCGGAGAAATACAGTTTAATAACGAGTTTAGTAATTACGGATTCTCAACTGCATTAACAAATGTTTATGCTATTTCTGGTTCTAGTCCATATACATTAGTTGGATCTAACTGGAAACCATTAACTTTTGAGTCAAGAAATACTGCTCCGTATACTGACCCAGCAGACGGCACATTATGGTTTAATAATGTTGTTGACGAAGTTGACATTATGATACACAATGGCGAAAAATGGGTCGGGTATCGTAATTATACTGCAACAAGCGGAACTGATCCTAAAGGTCCTATTGTCAGTGCATTAGAGCCAACAACACAATCTGATGGGGTTACTAGTCTAGCCGACGGAGATATTTGGATCTCTACAGACAATATGGAACGTTATGGAAAAGACATCTATGTTTACGACAGTATCAATTCTGCATGGGTTTTACAAGATGTTACTGATCAAGATAGCCCAAGTGGTTGGTTATTTGCCGATGCACGTTGGGCCACTACAGGGACAACTTTAACTGAGTCAACTATCATTGAGTTGTTAACTAGTGACTATCTTGATCCTGATGCACCAGATCCTGCTTTATATCCAAGAGGCATGAGACTTTGGAATACTCGTCGTAGCGGATACAACGTTAAGAAGTTTGTAAAAGGACACATTAACATTTATGCTAACGACGGAAACAATCAACGTTACCCATATGGTTCAGGTGAGTCAATGGAGAATTACGAAACTGATCGTTGGATCGGTGCAAGTCCTAACAATGAGGATGGGTCTGGAACATTTGGCCGTAAGGCTCAAAGAGCAACTGTTGTTAAAGAATTAAAATCTTTAATTGATACTAATACAGCAGTAAGAGATACAGATACTTTAAATTTCAACTTAATTGCTTGCCCAGGATATCCCGAAGTTATACAGAATATGATAGGGTTCAACGTTGATCGCGGATTAACTGCTTTCATAGTTGGGGATACTCCGTTCAGATTAGAGCCTAACGGAACTGTATTAAGTAATTGGGGTAAAAATACTGGTTTAGCATTCGACAACGGTGATGACGGTGCTGTTAGTTATGACGAATATATGGCAATGTTCTATCCAAGTGGTTATACTACTGATAATTCAGGAAATAAAATCGTTGTTCCAGCAAGCCATATGATGTTACGCACTATTATTAACAGTGATTCGAAGAGCTATCAATGGTTTGCTCCTGCAGGAACACGTAGAGGTGGTGTTGATAATGCTACTTCTGTAGGTTATATTGATGCAGAGAGCGGCGAATTCAAAACTACTGCTATATATCAAGGATTAAGAGATATATTAGCCGAAGTAAAAATTAATCCAATTACTCCTCTTCCGGGAGTAGGTATAGTTAACTTCGGACAATATACTCGTGCTAAAAATGCCAGTGCATTAGATAGAATAAATGTTGTTCGTTTAATTGCATATATGCGTAGACAGTTAGAAATTCTTGCCAAACCGTTCTTGTTTGAACCAAATGATGCTCAGACACGTAGAGAAATTAAAGCAGCAGCTGAAAGTTTCTTACTTGAGTTAATGGGACAACGAGCATTGTATGACTTTATCGTAGTATGCGATGAATCAAATAATACACCTGCAAGAATTGACCGCTCTGAGCTATATATGGATATTGCTATAGAGCCAGTTAAGGCTGTTGAATTTATATATATTCCATTACGTATAAAGAATACAGGTGAAATTGCAGCCGGTGTATAAATGGTAAATAATAAAGAATAAGGAGCATATAGATGCCAATCGCAAGTTTAAATAGATTCACAGTACCTTTATCAACAGACCAAAGTTCTGCTGTTCAAGGTCTGTTAATGCCAAAATTAAAATATCGCTTTCGTGTTACTTTAGATAACTTTGGCGTTGCCGGTACACCTAGCACTGAACTTACAAAACAAGTTATGAACGTATCAAGACCAGATGTTACATTTGGTGATATAACTCTAAACGTTTATAACAGCACTGTAAAACTAGCAGGCCGTCCAACTTTTGCTAATGCAACTTTAACATTGCGTGACGATGTTACTGGAGCAGCTACACGTAAAGTTGGCGAACAGCTACAGAAACAATTTGATTTCTTTGAACAAAGTAGTGCTGCTAGCGGTATTGATTATAAGTTTAGAATGCGTGTTGAAATCCTTGACGGTGGTAACGGCGCATATGAAGCTACTAGCCTCGAAAGTTTTGAATATTTAGGTTGCTATTTACAAAACGTTAAGTATCAAGGCGGCGATTATAGCTCTAATGACCCAATGGATATTGCACTAACTATTGCTTATGACAATGCAATTCAGTTAAATCGTCCAGGCGGCGAGCGTGCTGGATTAGGTGTAGAAGTAGGAAGAACTATACGCACACTGGCGTTAGGCGGCTAAACCTTCTTTTTCAACCAAAAACAAAAACCCGGCAAGTCCGGGTTTTTTATATGCTAAATAGTTAATATGAGCAATGCATTTACAAATTTTTTAGGCAGTGTAGCATCTGGAATATTCGATACATCCGCTGATGTAAAAACATATCAACATGCTGACCGATTATATGTCAAAGACACATATGCTAGAGCACCTAAATTTGGTCATTTATACTATGTTGTGTTTGGTATAAATCAAACAATTTTAAACGGACCATTAAAAAAATGGGCTGCTAGAGGAAAAAATGCAGTTGGTTTTTTAGTTAAAAAAATAGATTTACCTAAATTTCAAATCACAGTAGAAGAAATTAATCAATATAACAGAAAAACACTTATACAAAAACAAATAAAATATCAACCTATCACTATTGATTTTCACGATGATAATAGCAACATAATTACAGAATTATGGAAAAACTATTATCAGTATTATTTTGCTGATAGTAATTACGGAAATAAAAATAAAGAAGTTGTAGAATCTTTTAGAGATACAAAATATAAAGAAACAAATTATACGTATGGTCTAGCAAATTTTCAAACAGTTCCTTTTTTTGACAAAATTGATATATATGTTTTTCATCAACAAAAATATTCTCAATATACATTGTTAAATCCTCTCATAAGTGACATGTCGCATGATTCTGTTGAACAAGATCAGAGTGCAAAAACTTTAACAAATAAAATGACAGTGCAGTATGAAACAGTAATTTACAATATAGATCCTACTAATCGAATTACAAAAAGTAACCCTGCAGGATTTAACCAATACTATGACACCTCTCCGAGCCCGTTAAGCATTGGAGGGAACGGAACTAACACATTATTTGGTCCAGGCGGTGTAATTGCAGGAGCTGATGGCCTATTAGGATCAGTAATGAATGCAAAATCACCATTAGATTTTTTAGGAGCAGGAATTCAAGCAGTGCAATTAGGAAAAAATGTAAAGTCATTGAGCAAAGCTGGATTAAAACAAGAAGGTTACAGTATTATTGGCGGAATTTTAGGTAACATACAAACAACTGGGAATCAACCAGGAGGAGTTACTAACAGCATACGTAGCTCTATAAACAATGGAAATTTTGGTGCACTAAGCCAAGTAGGTGTAGGTTTATTTAAAAATGCAACTATAGATAATACTACAACTGCTAACCTTAAAAAATTAGCAGGAGGCGGCGGATAACATGAATCAAACCAAATACAACAATCTTCCATCCGAGCCAAAAAATAAATCTAGTTCTGACTTAACTATACAAGCATTTGATACATATTATTCAAAACCATTAGAGATTAGTGTAGATATATTAAATTCTATGTCAGGATTTTTTCAAAGTAAAGGGTTTGAACAAGTAGCATCCGAAAATATTGCTATGGTTATTATTAAACAGGCAAAAAAAGATGGATATAACCCTATGCAAATTTTAGATACTCTAAAAGGGTTTGATAATGTTGAAATTAGCGCACTAGTATCAGAAATTTTAAATTATAATCGATTTAAAACTAGTTTTTTAGGCTATACTCAAAGTTTTGTTATCAATGATGAAGTTTTAAGAAATATACAAGCATGAGCTTAAAATTTAGTCAAGGAATTTATAAAGTTAAAAACCCAGAAAAGTATGTAGGCTTAGGATATCCTAAATATCGTAGCAGTTGGGAAATGACTTTTATGATATTTTGCGATAATAATCCCAGTGTGCAACAATGGGCTAGCGAAAGTATTAAAATTCCCTATAAAGATCCGTTAACTGGAAAAAATACCATATATATTCCTGATTTTTTTATAGTATATGTTGATAAAAACATGAAAAAGCACGCCGAGCTTATTGAAATTAAACCGGCTAAGCAAACTTTAAAAGAACGAGTTGGAAAGAATCCTTATGACCAAGCACAATACGTAAAAAACATGGCAAAATGGTCAGCAGCAACAGAATGGTGTAAACGAAATAAAATATTTTTTAGAGTAGTAAACGAAGATGATATTTTTGTCAATAATAAAAAAAGAAAATAAGTAATAAAAAGGAATTTTAATGACAAAACGTTTAGAAGAAATTTTAAATATCGCACCAACAGACGAACCAAAAATTATAAGCCCTACAGAAAACGATACACCGCAGGTGCCTACTATCGATTTACAGGCAAAATTAGAAGAATTTGACAAAATTTCTTCAGCTCTTCCTAAAGTTAAAGGTTTAGGAGATTTAGCAGATAGCGAGTTAGATTCTTTAGCAGCTAAGGCTGAACAAGCATACGATGATTTAATGGATTTAGGTATGAATGTAGAAGCTCGTTATGGAGCAAGAATGTTTGAAGTGGCAGCACAAATGATGAATGCTGCTATACAAGCAAAATCTCATAAAATTGATAAAAAACTAAAAATGGTTGATTTACAATTAAAAAAACTAGCAATTGATAAAAAGAATACTTCAAAAGACGACGATCCGATCGAAGGTGAAGGCTATATTATTACAGATCGTAATAGCATTCTTGAAAAACTTAAGAATTTGAATAAATAATTAACTATGAAAAACTTTAAAGATTATCTAACAGAATCAAAAAAGAATTACGACTTTCGTGTAAAGGTCGCTGGAGAATTTACTACCGAACAAGAATCAAAATTAAAAGATCTTTTAGGCAGATATACAGTAAGTAACTTTAGTAAAAAAGGTAAAACTCCTATTCAAGAGTTACCTTTAGATTTTCCACAGGTAAAAAATTGCGAAGTAAGTATTTTTGAAGTCACAGTGGACTATCCAACAACTGCACACGAATTAACAGAATATCTAACCTCAGGACTAGGTATTGGTAGACAATTTCTTGTTGTCCGTCGCCCCGGGGAACCAAGTGAAGAATATCAACAGCCTGTTGATGAGCGCAAAGATGCGTTATTAACTGATCCTGATTACAAAGAAGCACCTAATGCTAAATTTGAAGACTATTACGGTGACAAATATAACAGCGGTTTTGTTAAAGAACTAAATGATTTATTAAAACTTCAGCGCAAAGAGCGAGGTGAACAAATCCCATCGGCTGAAACTGTAAAATACAATACAGATAAAGATGCTGAAACAACAGCAGTTTTAAAACTTGCTGAAGATCCAAGGAAATAATTATGCAAATGATCGATGTATTAAAGCGTCTTGCAGAACTAGATGCAAAAAATTCTAATGTTGTTAAAGAACAAACAATAACAGAAAATTTAGATGAATGCGGTATGATGGGCGGGATGAGCCAACCTCATAATCATAGCCCTGCAACTATTAATATGACTGCTGATAGCGGTACTGAATTAACTGGTATGTTACGTGATATTATGCAACTTGCTGGCATGAAACAAGTTGGCCCTTCTGATCTAGGTCACGATCACGAGCCAGCTGTAATTAGTGCAGAGCCAAGCATTAGTATTGCAAAAGTAGACGACGAACCTGATATTATGCGCTCAATGATGGATAAACTAAATCCAGATGATGAACAAAAAGTAGATGAATGGGATAACGAACCTACTACTGCTGAAGATGTTCCTACTATGGATCATGATGCTATGTTAAACACTGGTATGCATAATCAAGACCCAGCAGGTGCACCTGGTGCAGCAGACGGCCGACATCTAAAGAATCATCCTGTTGCAAGTCCTGAGGCAACCTATGAAAGCTTAATGGCAGAATATCGTAAATTTTTAGGGGAAGATCAAAGTGCAACAGAAGGTATGTCAGATCACGAAGATGAATTATCTATACGTAGTGCAGTGTTAGATGTATTACAAACTATATATGATGGAGCATCAGCAGGTGAAGAAATGATCGACACTGTTGCAGATGAGTTAGGCGACTATTACGACGAAGTAGAACAAAGTGGTGATAGCGAACTAATGAAAGCATATAGATTTGTACGAGAAAAAGGTGCCGATGCAGAAGGCAATCCTGAAATGATGGCAAAAGTAGTAAAACAAGCAATGTCTGTTTTAGGAAACGATCAAGGTGTGGCGGAAGGCCAAAAATCGTGGACCGATGGAACTGTTGAGTATTCGATGACAGATCCTAATAATCCTAACGCTGAAATAGACGTTACTATAGATTACACTATTGATCATCGACACAACGAATGTAGAGTTGATAGTGTAACAAATTCAGAGACTGGTGAAGACCTTACAAATAAAGTAGATAGACGACAATTTATAGATGTTTGTGTAAACGATTACCAAAGAAAAAGTGACGATAGATACGGCGAAGGTATGGCGGAAGCTGACACAATGGAATCTATGTTAAAACTAGCAGGACTTAAAAAATAATCAATTTTTAAGTTAACCAAATAGCCACTTAGGTGGCTATTTTTTTCAGTAAATAATATTATGGGAAGCAAAAACTTAGATGGCAAACTCGTAAAAACCGCGCACTCTACGCAACGTTTTACAGAAAAGGATCTTGAAGATCTAGCAAAATGCATGGATCCTGAAACTGGACCACATTACTTCCTTGAAAACTTTTTCTACATACAACATCCTGTTAGAGGTAAACTAAAATACGAACCATTCGACTATCAACGTAGATTGATAGATAGCTATCACCAACATAGATTTAATGTTAACTTATTACCTCGTCAAACAGGTAAAACTACAACTGCTGCCGGATATCTACTTTGGTATGCAATGTTTGTACCAGATAGCACTATACTAATTGCAGCACACAAATATACAGGTGCACAAGAAATTATGGTTCGTATACGTTATGCTTATGAAATGTGTCCTGACAATATCCGAGCAGGTTGCACAAGTTATAACAAACAAAGTATTGAATTTGAAAATGGTTCCAGAATAATTGCACAAACTACAACAGAAACAACAGGCCGGGGTATGAGCTTGTCATTACTATATGCTGACGAGTTTGCATTCGTTGCACCAAATATTGCTAGCGAGTTCTGGACTAGTATTTCACCTACACTTGCAACAGGTGGTAAGGCAATTATCACAAGCACACCTAACTCAGACGAAGATCAATTTGCAAGTATATGGAAAGAAGCAAATAAAAGATTTGATGAACATGGAAATACCACAGATGTAGGTCGAAATGGTTTCTTTCCGTTTAGAGCATATTGGAATGAACATCCTGATAGAGACGAAGCGTGGGCGGAAGTTGAACGCAGTCGTATTGGAGAAGAACGTTTTAGACGTGAACATGATTGTGAATTTTTAGTATTTGATGAAACATTAATTAGCAGTATTAAACTTGCTGAATTAGAAGGGTCTGAACCCATAATGAAAATGGGGCAATGTCGCTGGTATAAAAAAATTAATCCAAAATACACTTACATTGTTGCATTAGATCCTAGTTTAGGCACAGGAGGCGACCCTGCTGCAATACAGGTTATAGAATTACCTACTTTCGAACAAGTAGCAGAGTGGCATCACAATTTAACTACAGTTCAAGGCCAAGCAAGAATATTGCGAGATATATGTAATCATATTAGAGACGAGGGTAGTAAAAAAGGAGCAACCATAAACGTTTATTATAGTGTAGAAAATAATACAGTCGGTGAAGCAGCATTAATTGCAATTAGTGAAATTGGTGAAGAAAGCATACACGGATTATTTTTAAGCGAACCTATTAAAAAAGGACATATTAGGCGTTTTAGAAAAGGATTTAATACAACTCATTCGAGCAAAATTTCTATATGTGCAAAATTTAAACATTTAATTGAATCAAATAGAATGAAATTACATTCAAAGCCTTTAATTAGTGAGCTTAAAACATATGTTGCTAAGGGAATTAGTTTTGCAGGTAAAGGGGATATGAATGACGACCTTGTAAGCAGTATATTGTTAGCATTAAGAATGATTGTAGTATTACAAGACTGGGATCCAGCGGTCTATGATAAATTAAGAGAAGAAGCCGATGACGAATGGGTAATGCCGATGCCTATATATATAAACACTTTTTGATAAATATCATTTATGAAACCAATACAAATAATTTCGCAAGATCTTTTTGATAAAATTAGAAGCCGATTTTCAAATTTAGAAATGGGTACAGAAGAAGGCGGGGTAACTATAGATCCTGCAGAAGCACGATTTTTTGATTTTGATTTTGTTATAGAAGAAAATAATTTAGGTAGAGTAAGTATCAGCATTAATGATCCGGGTAGTTTAAAAATTTACTACAGTCAAGGAATTACAGAAAATCAAGATAGTAAAATAAAAAAATATTGGTATAGTTTTTTACGAGAAATGAGATATTTTGCAATGCGCAGGATTCTTCGATTTGATACTAGAGATATTTCTAAAGACAATCTTGATAAAAATGATTTTCGATATCTTGCGTCTACTAAACCTAAGGACGAAAAGGCTATGAATATGAATGAATCACGTTGGACTGGTCGAAACACCAGCAAAACAAGTAGGAGAGTACAAGGTAAAACACAGGTTATTGTAAGACATAAAAACCGAGTAAACGAAATGCTACCTGCAGATCGTAGCAAACCATCAAACATTACAGCAATTTTTATTCAGAATGCTGACGGAGAAAGATTTAAATCTCCTTTTAATTACTTGCCATTGGCTTTCGCATTAGCACAACATATTGATCATGGCGGATTACCTTATGATACTCCTGCTAAAAAAATTATTAATATGTGTGAACAAATAGCACAACTTAGTGAATTTAAAAAACATATAAAAACTTCAAAACTACATGGCGATACTTTAGGCATTGTAGATAGGGCTGTAGGCCGTTTAAACGAATTAAAAACAACTTTAGAATCTTTAGGAAAACGTCGTCATTATGAATCATGGCTTGCTGAATTTAATGAAAGTGAAGAAAATGATCTAATTGAATTGTCTCCCGTGCAAATGGAAGAATATAAATCTAAATTTACACAAAGTGAATTTAATGAAAATTTAGCAAAATATTTTCCATTAATACATAGTATAATGCAAGAAAAAATAGAATTAGATGAATATGTTAGTAAAGAATTAGAAAATACTGTCGACGAAAATAACAATACAAATTTTACATCAGAAATACAACATTTTGAAGAATGGGCAGAATCTGTAGAACAGAATAGATTAGATTTAAATAAAATTCAAGATAATTTAAAGGGCGAAGATTTAATAAAAACTTTAAGTGAAATTACTTTAGGTCCCGGAGGAACTGTTGCTTGGTCAGAACTGAGCAACATTTTCGATCTCGACGAAAGAGACTCAGACGATGAAGCGCTAAAAAATCAGCTTGAAGCAAAAGCAGAAACTGCTGATCAAGAGGCAACAGGTCTAGATAGCCCTGTAATGGATGTGTTCAAAAGTTGGGTAGAAGATAAATTTCCTCAATGGAAACAAGATCTTCAAGGATTATTCCCTGCAGAGCAGCAGGCACCGGCACCACAATCGGAGCCTGCACCTCAACCAGAACCTGTAGCAGCTCCGGCACTACAACCAGAACCTGTTCCACAACAGCAACCGGTGGCTGAAGGAACTGGATCTATGATGAAAGAAATTGCAGAAACTGTAAAACGTTTTTACAATGCATCAAATGAGGATGTAGGACCTTTCCGTAGCGAAGAAGCAGTTTGTTTAGAAGTAGAAAAAACAATAAGCGAAAAATATGGAGAAGGTGCCGGAAAACGTGCAGGGTTAGTAGCTAAACAATTTATGGAAAAATTAACCAAACAATGGGAAATGAAACATCATAAAAATAAAGAAGAATTAGCACCTGTTGGCGACGACGGATTGGCACGTTTGAAAGAATTATTAGGTAACGTCAAAGCCAAAGTTGAAGGAATGTCAAATAAAGAAGACACAGCCGATGAAGGTATGATGGATAAAGTTAAATCTTTTGGTAAGAAAGTTTTAGATAAAGTAGCACCCGATGATGCTGCATTATTAAAACAACTTGAAAAAGATAGCGGAGGAAGAATACCTCCACAATTTGAACCGAAGCCAGAACCTAAAAATGAAATGACAGATCTAAAAAAATTGGCAGGTTTGACAAAATAATTTAACCATTATTATTGTTTTTTATAAATAAAGTGTGTATAGTTAACTCTATACGCACTTTTTCTTTTTAGTCAGTGGGCTTTA